GTTGATTATGATCGCCATAATAAAAACCAGTTTTTATCTAAAAGCATTAGACTTTCAGAGACTAGCAATTATCCAAACATTCAAATAGCGAATGAATGTTTCAGTCGTGATGAAATGTCCCCTGAGTTAATGATTGACGTGACCAGACGCATTGTCAAACATGATAGCGTTTATAATTCTATGGTTTCAGAGAGTAGAAGAAATAATCATTTTTGTGAGAATTCAAGAGTTACCTTAGAAAATTTAAATTTGTGTAACACTATTCAAGATTTGGAAAATGCGTTTTGTACTGGCACTTATAGATCGCATAAGTTTATGGCAATAAACTTTACTAGGTGGGGTAGGGGTACTGTTGAATTCAGAAAACATCAAGGCACTTTAGACATGTATAAGATTAGGGCATGGGTGCGTTTTCATCTTAATCTATTTTATACAAGCGATAGCACTAGGTTAGATTATAGCAATATAACCCCAACGTCTAATGATACACCAGTACAGCCATTTAGAAGCCACTCAAGAGTAGGCTTAATCTGGACAATGTGTCGTTCTGATAATGGATCAACCGTTCAAGAGTTAATGAACGCGACTGGCACTAGTGCAATAAATATAAGAGCTAGGATATCTGAAATGAGGACGCGATTTGGCGATGATGTTGTTGTTACGCATTCTCAACAAGCAAACGGTGCAAGCTATGGTGACGGTGACACTCACACCAGATATCAGATAAGAGAGACAATCCAAACAAGCGCATCATCTATTAGATTATTACCAGAAAACAGAATAGGGTTAGACAGTTTGTTTTCTGGATTAGATGATAATCTATTTGAATTTCTACAAGAAAGAATAGATGCGCTTTCATAGCGCATCTTACATTCACGAGATAGGCGGGTTATTCCCGCCTATTTTTTTATCTAAGGTACCCTATGCCACATTGTGAAAAATCAATATGGATCGGGGTGGTATAGTATACCCCCCTGAAGATAGGGGGTTGACGGGAGGCGCGGGTTGCGCCCTGTTTCCCACAAACAATACAACAACTATTGACAGGCTACGCAATATGCTTCATATTACATTTAGTCTAATCAACATGGAGGGTATTATGGCGACATACAAGTTAACGATGGGCGAGGACTACATGTTTTCGGCTTGTGATGAGGGAGAGTTTAGGGATAGGTTGCGTGAATACAATCCATTTCTAACGAGGGGCGATGAATTGAGGGATTTTTCGCGTACTATGTGCAACTGGAGTGGTAAGGGCATTGTTTTCAGTGATTTTGAGGGTTTTATAACGACTGCGGAGAGTGCTGGTTGCATGGAGGTATGTAGTGGGCAAGGTAATTAACTACAAAGAGGCGTTAAAATCGAATTGGGGGCCAGAGGAAATCAAGGCTGCTCGTGCTAGGGCGAACTTAACTTTGAAGGAATTATCTGATCAGTTAGGTATATCGCTTAGAATGTTGCAATATTACGAGGCTGGGAAGACACCTGTATCGAAAGCATTAGAAGATTCGATAAGGAGCATTGTAAATTGGGAGCAGGACAATCAGGGTTATCCAGATATAGATTTAGATGCTATAGGTACCCTGACGGGTTTTGATATTGAGCGTATAAATAGGTTGATACATGGTATAACCCGTTATTTGGAGGAGCATGAGTTTGAGCATGACAGGGGTTATTACAAGATTTTGTATCAATCCAAGCAAGAATTGTCTCTTCTGTTGTCAAAATTTGATTTATAGCATATTATTGATTTCATCTAATTAGATGAGGCAAAATATGGCACAGAATTACATGATGGGGGCTGGAATGGTTCCTCCTACAGCCCCCACACCACCATCTCAGTTAAGTTTTAAGAGCGATCCTAACCAGAGGATGCAATTTAAGAGCTTTATGCAGGGTTTATCGGCTCCGCAGGCTCCTATGGCACCACCTATGGCACCTCCTATGATGCCTATGCCTCAGATTCCTGTTCCGATGCAGAATATTGATGTATTTTCACAGCCTGTTCAGCGTATGGCTAACGGTGGTCGTGCTTCACGCCCACAAGATAGAGCTGCAAGAGCAGAAGAGGGCAGGGCTCTTGCTAAAAGAATTTTTTCCAAGCCCAAGCGCGAAAAAGATGATGATGACAGAAGCAGAGGGTTTCCTTCTGCTCGTAGAACTGTAAAAATAACACCTCAACAGGAGGCTGATGCTAGGGCTGAACTTGTAAAGGCTGCTCAAACTAGGGCTGGTTCTGAAGATCTATCAGATTATGGTCAATTTGTTGCAAGTGCAAGAAATCGTTACAGAAGACCTTCTTCTTTGAGTGAACAGGTAGCTGCTTTGAGTAGTGTTCCTGCGGATTTTGGTGCTGAGTTTGGTGATGACAGGAGAAGAAGTGATTCGATTGCTACTGGGATTGCATCTACTCAAACACCAGCAGATATTATCAATCAATCTATTCAAGAGCGTTTGGGTTTAGAATCTGGTTTAACAAATGTTGATTCAATGCCAATGGTTACTCCTGTTTATGATCCTATCAGTGAATTAGATGCTGAAGATGTGGCATTAAGAGATCCTCTTGGAGTTGGCCCGTTATCAAGACCTATGGAGCCTAATTTTCTTTCTAGGCTTCCTTTTGGGCTTGGTGAGTATTTCTTAAAAGGTCAAATTCAGGATTTGCAGGAGTTTGTTGATATTCCTGGTTCTGAGTATGATTATTCTGCTCGTTCTGGAACTGCCCCTGCTGGTCAAGGTACTTTGAATATTAGCCCATCAGGTGTTGTGACATATTCAGGACCTCGTGATGCGAATTACACGGGTCCCTTTGCGAATTTAGTTAATCCTCAAGCAAGACCAGAGAGAGATGTCAATCCTTGTCCCCCTGGTTATACATTGGTTAATGGTGCTTGTATGCCGATTAGTCAGCCTATAGAGCAAGCTACGCCTGCAACGCCTGCTCCAAATGTAATATCTAACATACCTGTTACCACAGCGGCTCCTAGCCCTGTTGTTCAGTCTACAGCGCCTCCTGTGCAATTGGGTATGCCATTGGGTCAGCCAAATCCTATTCAGCCTATGAGTCAGTTTTTAACGAATATCCCTAATTCTTTAAATTTAGCTGCTAACAACTTTTTGAGTGCATTAAGCTCGTGACATGAATGAGTCATTTAACATTGATTTAGATTATCTCACGGAGGAAGAACGTGGGATGCTCTCTAAGTACATTGAGAGTTATTCTTTAGTCAGTGAGCGAGAAGAGAAGCAAAATAGTTTTTTATCGTTTGTAAATCATGTTTGGCCTACATTTATAGAGGGCAAGCATCATAGGATATATGCTGAGAAGTTAGAGAAGGTTGCGAAGGGCGAGATAAAGCGTTTAATAATTAACATGCCGCCTCGACATACGAAGTCTGAGTTTGCGAGTTTTTTATTTCCTTCTTGGTTAATGGGCAAAACGCCTAATAAAAAAATTATTCAAGCGACACACACGGCTGAGTTGGCTGTTGGTTTTGGTCGTAAAGTAAAGAATTTGATTGACAGTGAAATTTACAGGGATGTTTTTCCTGATGTTAAGTTAGCTGTTGATGCGAAGGCTTCAGGTCGCTGGAGTACGAGTGAGGGCGGTGAGTATTACGCGGTTGGTGTAGGCGGTGCATTAGCTGGTCGTGGTGCTGATTTATGTATTATTGACGACCCTGTGTCTGAGCAGGATGCGTTATCACCTACCGCGTTGGATAATATTTACGAATGGTATACATCAGGACCAAGACAGAGACTCCAGCCAGGTGGCTCGATAATTATAGTTATGACGAGGTGGAGCATACGGGATCTAACTGCGAAGGTACTTCAGAAGCAGGCAGAGGGTGGGGCGGATCAGTGGGATATAGTGGAGTTTCCTGCGATATTCCCCGATACCGACAACGTATTGTGGCCCGAATATTGGGCAAAAGAAGAACTTGAGGCTGTTAAGGCTTCTATACCTGTAGGCAAGTGGAATGCACAGTATCTTCAGAATCCGACTGCTGAAGAGGGTGCGATTGTTAAGCGAGAGTGGTGGAATGTTTGGGATAGTGGTAGCCCACCTATGTGTTCATACATCATACAGTCGTATGATACTGCGTTTAGCAAGTCTGAGCGGGCTGATTATTCTGCTATTACTACTTGGGGTATATTTGAGCCTGTAGAGGGTGATGGGGAGGCTATTATCCTCCTCGATGCCCAGCGTGGTCGTTGGGACTTTCCTGAGTTAAAAGAAGTTGCCAAAGATTTATATAATGAGTTTGAGCCTGACATGGTGCTTATAGAGCAGAAGGCTAGTGGTATGCCTTTGACGCAGGAGTTAAGGCGCATGGACATACCTGTAACGCCATTTACGCCTAGTCGAGGTGCGGATAAATTTACTCGCATGAATGCCTGTGCGCCAGTGTTTGAATCTGGTATGGTATGGAGGCCAGACATGAATTTTGCTGAAGAGGTTGTGGAGGAGTGTGCTGCTTTTCCGAATGGAGAACATGATGACTTGGCAGATTCGATGACTCAGGCTATACTACGTTTTAGGCAAGGTGGTTTTATTTCGACTCCCACCGATTATGAAGATGAAGATTTAGTGCGTTATAATCGCAGGAAGGAGTATTACTGATGGCTGATAAAAAGAAAAAGAACGCTAATGAAATGATAAAATCTGCTAAAGAATTTGCTATCACTCCAAGACCGTCAAAAACATATGTTGAGACTTCAATGAGTCCTAAAGTTGTTCAACAAAAAGGTCCGAAGCCCAGACCTAAAAGAAGTCAGAATAAAAAGACTATATCTGGTCAATTTTTGAATTTACTTAAAGGAATGGTTGATGATGCGTCTGACACTAGCCCTATCACAATGGAAAAAGGCGGCAAAGTTGTAAATCAAAAGGGTCCTAAACCTAGGCCTACATCTGGTATGATGAATGAAATGATGGGTCGTATGATTGATCCTAATACTGAGATTTCTGATGAGGAAGCTGCTAGGTTACTTAGAATGGCTAGAATGGCTAAAAGAGGCAAGAACTATGCAGAAGGTGGTGAAGTAAACCGTGATTTAGGAGGTTTTATTCTTGATTCGTATTTAGGTGGTGTTCGTCAGAAAGATTTAAGACCTCAGAAGATAGGTTCTCCTCCAGCTAAGAAATCATCATCTGGTGCGACAATGCCTGGTCGTGGCGGTAAGTTTAAAGGAACAAAATAATGGCTGAAAGATCTGCATATTTAAACATGATGCTTGAAATGGAAAGACTTGCCAGAGAGATGGAAGGTAATCCAGATAGACAACAAATGTTGAGAAGCTTTTTTATTGACCCTGATGCTCAACGTGCATCTGACCGTGCTGCTAGAAGAAAGAGCTACTTTGGCGCTAAAGCTAGAGGCATGAAAGATGGTGGTGTTGTTCGAGGTGCGGGGGCTGCTACGTCAGGCACCAAGTTTAAAGGAGTATTCTAATGAGCAATGAATTCAATGAGGCTTTATTAGAGCAGTTATTTGAAGAAGCATTAGAAATGGGCATGACAGATGATGCCGCCGCTAAGTTTGCTCGTAAGCGTTTTGAGGAAATGCCAGAGCCTGATTACAAGGCTAAAGGTGGTGTTATTAAGATGAAGAAGGGTGGCAAAGCTTTCCCTGATTTAACTGGCGATGGGAAAGTCACCAAAAAGGATATATTGCGTGGCAGAGGTGTTTCTGGTTTTAAGTATGGTGGTGTTGCCTCTAATGTTTCTCGTGGCGGTGGTGCTGCTTTGCGTGGCACTAAATTCACAGGAGTAAAGTGATGAGTGGTCCATTTAGAAAAAAAGGTCTTAGAGTTTTTGATAAAGGCTACAGGGCGGTTCCTAAAATGTTTCGTGGAACAATCATAGGTGATTTAATGGAAGAGATGATGGGGGTCAAAAAACCTTTTAAAAAACCTAAAAGAATGAACAATGGTGGTGCTGTTTTAAAGGGTAGAAGCACGAAATTTAAGGGTACATTTTGATGAACGCTAAAGAGTTTAATGAAAAATTTAAAAAAGTTACCAAGTCAGATTATGATGATTTGACTCCAGTGCAAAAGAGAATGTTTGATGCGTCTAAAAGGTTAGGTTTGATTGCCGCTGCTTCTAAAAGTGGGGGTACGTTTTCAAAAACTGGCCCACTAACTGTTTTTGACCCAACAACATATGAACGAGTATCTAGAAAAGACTTACAAGTTAATGTGTTTACACCAAATAAAGAAAGAAAACGTGAACAGCCTTTAGGTACAAAAAGATATGATTCTGACACAGGGATGGCTTTGCCTACATCTAGTCCTTTAAAATATGCTTCAAGAGGCAAAGATTTTATGAATGGCGGTGCTGTTATGAAAAAACGTGGTGGAACATTTAAAGGAACATTCTAATGGCTAATAAATACGGACAAATGGGTAGAAACCCTAGCAAAGGTAGAGATACTAATGCAAAACGTAAAAGAGCTAAAAGGGACATAATCCAAGCGGATAGTGATTTAAAGTTTTCTAAACTATTGGTTCCTGTTATGTCTGAGAAAGAAACTCCCACAAGTAAAGAATACCTTAAAAAAGTAGAGAAGGCTCTTGCTAAAAAAGAAGATGCAAATAAAAGGCTTATATCTACTTACAAAAAAGGTGGTGCTGTTATGCCTAATAGGGGCGGTAATTTCAAAGGGATATTTTAATGCGCTCTGACAAAGAAATTAGAATAATGGCTCAAAGGGACATTACTAATCTTACTAATGCTGAGTTTGATAGGCATTTAGTTATGGAAAGTGAAAAAGCAATGAAATCCAAGTCTCCTATGGGCAGGGGGTTTGGTGTGGCAACAAGAGGCAGTAAGTTTAAAGGAACATTTTAACGACTATTCATCAAATTTGGGAAATATTGGTTATATTATTTGATGAAGTCTAAGTGGTTGGGTCATTTTGTATCATTGATAAGGTGAATTGCCCTTCGACTTTATCAGCGCTCAGTAACCCTCACTTTGAGGCGCAATTCAATTTGACCCAACACCAATTAAGGGATTAAGGGGAACATAAAATGGCAGTAGAAAAAATACTTGGTGCAGGAGGGGATATTCCTATAGAAGCCATTGAGGAGATAGGAATAAGTGAGGAAGTTATTCCTGTTGACGCTAATATTCTTCAGTTTGAAGATGGTAGTGCTTTAATTGGTGGAGAAGAGGAAGAGCTATCTGTTCAGCTTCAAGACTTGCCTTATGATGCTAATTTAGCTGATTACATAGATGAGGCAGAACTTGCTGTTATTTCCAGTGATTTAGTTGGTAGTATCGATGATGATTTTTCTTCTAGAAAAGAATGGGAAGATACTTATAAAAGAGGCATTGACCTTCTGGGGATGAAATATGAAGACCGTTCCCAGCCATTTGAGGGTGCTACAGGCGTTGTTCATCCATTATTGGCAGAAAGTGTAACACAGTTTCAGGCGCAAGCTTACAGGGAGCTTTTACCAGCAGGAGGGCCTGTTAGAACACAGATTATTGGTGCAGAGAATTCAGAGGTTGTAAAGCAGGCTGAACGCATCAAGAATTACATGAATTATCAGATAACATATGAGATGGAAGAGTATGATCCTGAATTAGATCAGATGTTGTTTTATCTTCCTATTATTGGCTCTACATTTAAAAAAGTTTATTTTGACCCATTATTACAGCGACCTGTTTCTAAGTTTGTTCATGCTGAAGATTTAGTTGTTCCATATACAGCAACTGATTTATTTAGCTGTTCTCGTGTTACGCACGTTGTAAAGATGAATAAGAATGAGATATTAAAGCTTCAGGTTTCTGGTTTTTACTCAGACGTTGATCTGCCGGGGGGCGGTTATGGTGCAGAGGACTACAGTGAGGTTCAGGAATCTATTAATGAGGTTGATGGTATACAGCCTTCAGGCTCTAATGAAGATGTTGTTTTGTATGAAGTTCACACAGATTTAGACCTTACTGGATTTGAAGATTTAGATATGGAAGGTGAGCCTACGGGGATTAAACTTCCGTATATTGTTACATTGATTGAGAAAAGTGGCAAAGTTTTGTCTGTTCGTAGAAACTACGACATAGAAAAGCCTTTGCAGAAAAAACAGTATTTTGTGCATTACAAATTTCTTCCAGGGTTAGGCTTCTATGGTTTTGGTTTAACTCACATGATTGGGAATTTAGCACAAGGAGCTACGAGTCTTTTAAGACAGTTGATAGACGCTGGAACTCTATCAAACCTCCCTGCTGGCTTTAAGGCTCGTGGCGCTCGTATTCGTGATGAGAATGAGCCATTAAGTCCCGGTGAGTTTAGAGATATTGATGTGGCTGGTATGGATATACGTCAGGCTCTTATGGCATTGCCGTTTAAAGAGCCTTCGCAGACTTTGTATTCCCTTCTAGGAACTTTGGTGGACTCTGGGCGTAGATTTGCTTCTATGGCTGATATGAAGGTTGCGGAGATGGGTGGGGAGACACCTGTTGGCACAACTATGGCTATTATGGAACGTGGCACCAAAGTTATGAGTGCTATTCACAAGCGTTTACATTATTCACAGAAGCAAGAGTTTAAGCTTCTTGCTGGTTTGTTTGCTAGATTCACACCTCCTGCATATATGTATGAGGTTCCGGGCGCTCCGCCAGAAATAAAAGCTACCGATTTCGATGGTAGGATTGATGTTATACCTGTATCAGACCCGAACATATTTTCTATGTCTCAGAGAATTGCTTTGGCTCAAACCCAATTGCAGTTAGTTCAAAGCAACCCTGAACTGCATGGCGGTCAACAAGGCTTGTATCAGGCGTATAGAAAAATGTACGAAGCTTTAGGAGTAACAAATGTCGATTCAATACTTCCTGTCCCGCCTGAACCAGTTCCTGCTAACCCTGCAAAAGAAAATCAGGAAGCTATGCGAGGAAAGTCTTTACAGGTATTCCCAGATCAGAACCATAAAGCGCACATTGAGGCGCACTTGGCAATTATTGCAACGCCAGTGGCGCAAGCTAATGCGGCAATTGTAATGACACTACAAGGTCATATCCAAGAGCATATTGGATTTATGGCGGAGCAAATGGCTCAAGATGAAGTTATGGAAGGCATGGATCAGATGCAGGCTCAAATGATAGCTACAAATCCTGATTTACAAGCTCAAGTAGCAAATCAAGTTTCTTCTCGTGCTGCTGAATTAATTGGTGAATTAACTGAACAATATGCACAAGCTGTATCACCTCCACCAGAACAGGATCCTCTTGTGTCTATTAGACAACAAGAACTTGCTTTACGCGGTGCTGACATTCAAAGGAAAGCTGAAGAGTTTGAGCGTTCACAAGAATTTGACAAAGAAAAAGAACGCAATGATAAACTACTTGCTCAACAGCGTTTAGATTTACAAGACGAGGCTCTTTCTGATAAAACTAGAGTTGCAGAAGAGAGAATTCAAACGCAGAGGGATATTGCTGCGGCAAACATAAGGAGTAGAGGATGAGTGCAAGTTCAATAAATCGACAAGTAGCCGCTGATATGAAGGCAAAAAAGCTGGAGAGAAGAGATGCCATTGAAAAAAGGAACAAGCAAGAAGACAGTAAGCTCGAACATCAGCAAATTAATGTCGGAGGGGTATCCGCAGAAACAAGCGATAGCGATATCCCTATCGTCATCGAAAAAACAGAAACCAAGCCAAAAGCCAAAAAGAAAGCTTCAAGCAAAAAAAAGACAAGTGCAAAAAAAGCGTGATGGCGGAGTGATAACAAAGTTTTCAAGAATATCAAAACCACAAAGATTTGAGGGGATCTTTTAATTATTTGGAATGAAGGGCTGTTCTACCAAGAGGTTGGTAATGATCGATCCTATTTCAAGCATGGCTCTCGCCTCATCAGCTTTTGCGACTTTAAAAAAAGGAGTGAGTATAGGTCGTGATATACATTCAATGGGCAAAAGTTTGTCTACTTGGATGTCAGCAGTATCTGATATTGACCGCGCTCATCACGAAGCAAAAAACCCACCTATATTTAAAAAACTGTTCTCAGGAAAGTCTGTTGAGCAAGAAGCGATGGAATTGTTCACTCAAAAAAAACAGCTTGAGAACCAGAGAGATGAATTGCGTAAGTTAATTAGCTCTATGTGTGGCCCTTCAGCTTGGCAAGAGCTAATCCGAATGGAACGAGATATTCGCCAACAGCGCAAAGAAACTATTTATAGACAGCGTGAAGCGCGTAGACATTTCGTAGAGGCTATAGCAGTTACATTTTTGATTATTGTGATTGGAGTATTTGCAAGTAGTTTGTTTTGGTTGTTCGCCAATAGGGGGTCGTTTTGATACAGAAAAAATTACAAAAAGGATCAGACTATAATAAGTATGACTTAGATGGAGATGGTATCGTAGACGATGATGAATTATTAGCAGCAGAAAAACTACATGAGATAGAAGCTGCCGAAAAGCACGAAGCAGCAGAGCTTCGTAAAATGACAGCGCAAAGACGCATGGCTACGGCTGTTCTAATATTTATGGCGCTTTATACTTTGTTAATGTTTGCTCCATTTGTCCCAGACTCTCGAATAAAATTATTAACAGATTTATCTAACTTGCTTTACATAACAGGAGGTACTATTGTAGGAGCATATATGGGTGTATCTGCTTGGATGTCTAAAAAATAATGTTTGAGCATTTATTTCTGTTGTTTGTTTTTACAGGATTAGAGCCTAATAAAAAGTTAGAAAGCCAAGATATGTATTTTAGAAACTTACATGAATGTACATATTTTGCCAGAGAATTGCATAAACAAGGCGAGACAATCACTGCATATTGCTTGCCAAAATATGTAAAAGTTGAAGCTGTAAAGGTATATTGATATGTTACAAGCGTTAATAGGCCCAGTGACAGGGCTTTTAGATAAATTTATTGAAGATAAAGATCAGAAAAATGCTCTCGCACACGAAATCGCTACACTCGCCACAAAACAAGCCCACGAAGCGCAACTCGCCCAAATCGAAGTCAACAAAGCAGAAGCTCAACACAGATCAATTTTTGTTTCTGGATGGCGCCCCTTTGTTGGATGGGTCACTGCGGTCGCGCTTGCATGGCACTTTGTTATTAGCCCGTTTATTCTTTTCGCAACTGCGGTTGCTGGTGTTGAAGTTCCTGAGTTACCTAGCTTTGATATGGAAACGCTGACCACGATTTTGCTTGGAATGCTGGGCCTTGGGGGATTACGCAGTTTTGAGAAGTTTAAGGGGTTAACAAAATAATGGATGCGGTAGCATTAACTGAACATATGCTAAAGAACATACGCGAGAAGAAGGGTGATTATTCTCAGATGCTTGCAGATGGTGCGGTAGAGGATTATTCAAACTACCGATTCATAGTAGGGCAAATACGCGGCTTGCAATATTGTGAAGATGAATTAACTGCCGCGATGAAAGGTGTCATAGAGGGATGACAAAGAAACTATTCGTGCCAGATAGAGTGGCTACGGCAAAGCTTCCTAAATCTATTGAAAAAGGATTTGAAGCTGAAGAAGATAAAAACTCCAAAAACCCAGAGGAATTTGACGGTTCTGTTATAGATAGGTTGCCTCAACCAGTAGGTTATAGGCTTCTCGTTATTCCTTATTACATGAAATCCAAGACAAAAGGCGGTGTTTACATACCTGATGCTACTCGTGATCGTGAAAGTTTTGCTACAGTAGCTGCTTACGTTGTTCGACTTGGCCCAGACGCATACAAAGACATTGATAAGTTTCCTTCAGGAGCTTGGTGTGGTGAGAAATCATGGGTGCTTATGGGTAGATATGCTGGTAACAGGTTTAAAGTGGATGGTCTTGAGGTTAGGCTCATAAATGACGATAATATTATTGGAACTATCCTTGACCCCGCAGATATATCTTATGTATAAATAATTAGGAGATTTTTATGGAAAATACTGAAAATCAAAATGCAGTAGAAGAAGAAATGACAACTGTTTCTTTAGAAGAGTCAGAAGTTAACACTTCAGATACTTCTGAAGAATTGCAAACCAGAACAAATGTTCAGGATAATTCTGATGAATCTGATGAATCTGATCAAGAGTTAGATAATTACAATAGCTCTGTTCAAAAAAGAATTAATCAATTAACTGCTAAAAGAAAACAAGCTATTGAAGAGGCGGAGGCAGCCTATCAATACGCTAAACAAAAAGAAGCTGAAAATGAACAATTAAGAAAAAAATATGATGAGTTAAATACTGGTTATGTTGGTGAATATGGAACTCGCATTGAATCTCAAACAGCAGAAGCAAAGAGACTTGCAAAAGAAGCTTTTGACTTAGGTGATACGGATAAATTTTCTGAGGCTCAAGAGTTAATAGCTCGTTTAGCAATTGAAAAAGAGCGTTTAAGAATACAAAAGGCTAGAGTGGAAGAGCAAGAAGTTTATGTAGAGCCTAAAGCTTCCAATGCTCAACCTCAGAAAGCTCAACGCCCCCTTGATCCTAAACTTGTTAGTTGGATGGAAAAAAATACTTGGTTTAACCAAGATAGAATTATGACAATGGCGGCTCAAGAAATCCATAGACAGCTTGTTGCGGATGAGGGGTTTGACCCGACAAGTGATGATTATTATAAAGAAATTGATAGGCGTATGAGAGTGGAAATGCCTAATAAGTTTCAGGAGAAACGGAATATAGCCCAATCTGTAGCTCCTGCGTCTAATGGACGGTCTGTTAAATCTGGGCGGAAAAAAGCGGTAGAACTCACTCCTGGAGAGGTGGCTTTTGCTAATAAAATGAAAATACCGCTTGAGCGTTTTGCTTTAGAAAAAGCTAAAATTGAACAAAGGAGCGCATAATGTCTGATCGTACAAATAGGGATTCGCAAACCCGTGAAAAAAAAGCGAGAGTAACTGATTGGGTGCCGCCTTCTGCGTTAGAGGCTCCTGAAGCCCCTGTTGGATATAAGCATCGATGGATACGCGAGTCCGTCATGGAATTTGATGACAGAAACAATATTCATAAAAAAAGACGCGAAGGATGGGAGCTTGTAAAAGCTGAAGACCACCCAGAATTTGACGCTCCTGTTTTAGATGAAGGTAAAAACGCTGGCGTGATTGGCGTAGGTGGTCTTGTTTTAGCAAGAATACCTGAAGAAATTGTGGAACAACGTAATTCTCATTATCGTAATGTTACTGCTAATCAAATGGATGCTGTTGATAGGGATTGGATGCGTGAATCAAATTCAGCCATGCCTAAACTACAGCCTCAGAGAAGCAGTTCAGTCAGTTTTGGATCTAATAATAAATCCAAAAGTTAATTTTTTGTTTTTAGGAGAACGAAATGTCAAATAAAGATGCGTCTTTTGGTTTAAAGCCATTACGCTCTGGTAATGGCTCAGATTTCGTAGGAATGCAAAACAAATACCGTATCGCAAGTGGTGCTACTACTCCAATTTTCCAAGGTGACTTGGTAGCTGCTTTAACAGCAGGAACAATTGGTCGTATAGCCGCTGGTGGTAGTGGTTTTGTTTTAGGTGTATTCAACGGATGTCGTTACACAGACCCTACCTCGAAAAAGGAAACTTTTTCAAACTCATACCCAGGTTCAATTGCAGCTTCTGATATCGAATGTTTTGTCATCGATTCACCTCATGCTGTTTTTGAAGTTCAAGCTGACGCAGCATTTCCTGTAGCAGACTTGTTTGGGAACTTCGACATTGTAGATCAAAGCCCAGTAGGAGATACTAATTCTGGTACTTCTCGTTTAGAGCTAGATGTCACAACTGGTGCAACAACTGCCACATTGCCATTGAAAGCAATCGATATTTCTCAAGATCCTGAGAATAGTGACGTTTCCTCTGCCAATACTAATGTTGTTGTTAAGATTAACAATCACCTGTTCAGTGCTGGCACTGCTGGCTTGGCATAAGGAGACTGATTAATGGCTATTTCAAGAGCGCAACTCGTAAAAGAGTTGGAACCAGGTCTTAATGCCCTTTTTGGTATGGAGTATGATCGTTATGATAACGAACATGCGGAAATCTTCGACACTGAATCTTCAGACCGTGCGTTTGAAGAAGAGGTAATGCTCGTTGGTTTCGGAAATGCCCAAACGAAGGCTGAAGGTGCTGGAGTAAACTTTGATAATGCTTCTGAAGCTTACACTGCAAGGTATACGCATGAGACAGTAACTCTTGCATTTGCTTTGACAGAAGAGGCTATGGAAGATAATCTGTATGATCGTCTAGGCGCACGTTACACACGGGCTCTAGCGCGTTCAATGGCTCATACAAAGCAAGTTAAAGCTGCATCTGTTCTTAACAGTGCCTTTGATGCGAACTTTGCAGGCGGTGATGGTGTAGAGCTTTGTGCTACTAACCACCCACTAGCAGGCGGAGGAACTTTCCGTAATGAGCCTTCAGTTGCGGCAGATTTAAATGAGACTTCATTAGAAAATGCGTTAATTGATATTTCTACATTTGTTGATGAAAGAAATATGATTATCGCTCTTCGTGGTATGAAGCTTATTGTTCCGCCACAACTACAATTTGTAGCTGATCGTTTGCTTGAATCCACACTTCGTACTGGTTCAGCGGACAACGATGTTAACGCTATCAAAAATATGGGTATGCTTCCAGAGGGTTATACAATTAACCACTTCTTGACAGACCCTGATGCGTTTTTCATCAAAACTGATACTCCAAATGGATTCAAACACTTTGAGCGTATTCCAATGTCAACAGGCATGGAAGCTGATTTTGATTCAGGTAATATGCGCTTTAAGGCTCGTGAGCGTTACAGCTTTGGATACTCAGATCCTCGTGCAGTGTTCGGTTCACCGGGCGCATAAGGATAAATTCATTTTTCTCTAGGAAAGGGCGGCTTCACAGTCGCCCTTTTTTGTTGTATAGTGAGTAAACCCTTGACTGCGATTTTGCAGACAATAGCCAAGACAAGGAGAATTACATGGCTAATACTACTTTTAACGGTCCAGTCCGTTCCGAAAACGGATTTCAAATGGTTTCAAAAAATGCCACAACAGGTACAATAACTGTTACCAGTGGTAACAAAATGGCAAACGAAGCTGTTGGCGGTGCTGGTATTGAAGGAACCGCTTCAGTTTACGTCACTCAAGTTAATCGTCTTAAAAGTGATGTTACAACAAATGTTAATATCGTAAAGACCACTATTATGATTGACCTTACTGGTCTTAAAGATGGTGGTACTGCTGGTGATATTATTGGTAAAGATGGCGCAGGAGTTGCCTATATTGCCAAAGTCACTACAGCAGACCAAGGTGTAGTGTTTGGTGTAACTATGCAGTGCTTAGAAGCTCCTGCTGGTGGTGCAGCAGATATTGACTTGTTCTCAGCTACTGAAGGTACTGGAGTCAACGATACAGCGATTAGCGATTTAACAGAAACCTCTATCATTAATGCAGGAACACAAGCCGCAGGAACTCTTACTGCTGGTGGTGATATTGCGGCAGATCAGTTTTTGTATCTTGTAAGTCAAGGCACAGGTGACGCAACATATACTGCTGGTCGTTTTTTAATTGAAATCACTGGTTACGATGTTGCTACTTAATTGAAAGATAGGAGAGTATAATGGCTGGTCCAGTAAAATCCTTTAACTTTGATCAAGGTGCAACACCAGCAATTGTTGGGCCTGCTCGATCTCGTATACGTCAGGTTGTTATGTTTGGCGCAGCTGCTGGTGCATTTACTATAAAAGATGGCAGTGCTACAGGAGATGTTTTGCTTCAGCAAAGTTTTGCTGCGGGGAATCATGTTTTGAATATTCCTGATGATGGCATTATTGCTTTTAGTGGTTGTTTTGTTGCCGCTTTAACAGGTTCAGGTAATAAACTTACAATTTTCCTATCATAAGGAATTTTTATGGCTCGTAAACAAGATAAACAGCCACCAAAAACCAAAAAGTATTTCCGTTCCACAAAAAGTGGGGCGGGAATGACGAAAGCTGGTGTTGCTAAATACAGGAAAGATAATCCTGGTTCTAAATTAAAAACAGCAGTAACAGGGAAAGTTAAAAAAGGTAGCAAAGACGCTAAAAGGCGTAAATCTTTCTGCGCTCGTTCTGCTGGTCAAATGAAGAAATTTCCTAAAGCGGCTAAAGATCCGAATAGCCGTTTAAGACAAGCAAGGAAAAGATGGAAATGTTAAACGGGATTTCTATTGCATTTGTTACTGTCGTATTAACTTCTGTTATAGGTTTGCTTGCATGGATTGCAACATCTGTAGTAGATTTAAAAACAGATACGGCTGTTATAGCTGTTAAAGTAAATGAAAATCATAAAATGATAACAACTCTGTGGGAAGACTATATAAACAGGAGTGCAAATGGCAATCTCGCGTGGCTCAATGAGGCAACAGATATCGAATCCTCCTCAAAAGAAAAAATTTATTAAACCTAATAAAAGGAAAAAGAAACGTGGCTAAAGATGCGTGTTACCGAAAAGTAAAGGCTCGTTACAAAGTTTTCCCATCAGCGTATGCTTCAGGTGCTATCGCAAAATGTAGAAAAGTTGGCGCCTCTAATTGGGGTAATAAGTCTAAAGCTAAGAAAATGGAAGATGGTGGACCTGCGTTGCCTGCAAAAAGACCTTCTAAAAACTCTAATGTAGCTCGTGGCTGTGGTCTTGTGATGGAAGACAGGCGCAAGGTTACAAAGTTTACATGAGCAAAGAATGGCAGTACGAAAAACAAAAAAAGGTTTGGCTCTTAAAAGATGGTTCAAAGAAGATTGGAAGGACGTATCAACGGGGAAGGCGTGTGGGCGTGGCAAAGGTGAAAAACGGGGTACTCCATATTGTCGCCCCTCCAAACGGGTTAGCTCTAAAACACCAAAAACAGCAAGTGAACTTAGTGTATCCGAAAAAAGAAGTAGAATAGCGCAAAAAAAGAAACTTGGACAACCAGCGGGTAAACCAAGAAGAGTACAGGCTGTTAAAAGGAAAAAAAGGTCTTCTTAATGTTCCCTGATTTAGAAGAAAAAATTAAATCAGATTTAAGGAATTGGTCTAAATATGCTTTAGAAATTCCTAACGAACACTATAACAATTTACCTCCTTGCCCATACGCAAAAGCAGCTTGGGCGAATGACAAAATAGCTTTTGAATTTAACTATATAGACGGTGAAGATTTAGTTTACTCTTGTATAAATAACTGGGATGATAATAAGGATGTATTAATATTAGTCGATTTTTTCCCAATGGATTTAGATGAGATGGATATATTTTTAGATGATTTAAATCAAGATATAAGCCAAGGCAAATATAATACAAAAGATATGTATCTCATGGGGTTTCATCCAGAAGACGAGAGTAATGAATTATTAGATGATAGCCTTGATATGGGAGAGGATTCACAGCCACCATACGCTATGATTTTTTTTCAAAAATTAAGTAAGTTGCAAGAAGCTTCAGATTCACTTAGAATAAGAGGATATTATGATATATGCGAAGACTACTATGATGCTGGGTCTTTGTATGAGCGCAGAAAATCTATTTATAGGAGACTAAAAGATGGTAATGGCAAAAGCTAAAAAAATGATGCGTGGTGGTGTTGCTAAGAAAAAAGCTAAAAAGATGATGCGTGGCGGTAGCGTATCCCCTAGAAAAGCTATGGCTATGGGCATGATGGACGGTGGCAAAGTAAAGAAAGCCAAGAAAATGATGCGTGGTGGTAAAGTTAAAAAATAATGACCGTATCAGGCTCAACTAATTTTGAACTCGATGTATCTGATTACATTGAAGAGGCTTTTGAGCGTTGTGGTTTAGAAGTTCGTACTGGTTATGACTTAAAAACTGCTAAAAGGTCTTTGAACCTTTTATTTGCTGATTGGGCAAACAGAGGTCTTAATCAATGGACTATTTCTCAAAGAACGGTAACTGTAACTCAAGGAGATGCTGATATCACTTTAGGTGCAGATGTTATCGATGTTTTGTCGATGGTTGTTCGTAGATCTGGAACAGATATAAGCATGGAACGGGTTAGTAGAGATGAGTATTTGTCTATACCTAATAAATCTACTGAAGCAAGACCAACTCAGTTTTTTATAGATAGGCAAATAACGCCCGTTTTAAAAATATGGCCTGCGCCTGAAAATAATACAGATGTTTTGGTTTATGACGCTTTAACAAGAATTGATGATGCTGACACGTTTACCAATACTGTTGATGTTCCTTTTAGGTTTTATCCTTGTCTTGCGGCTGGTCTTGCATATTATTTATCTATTAAAAAGTCTCCAGATAGAATACAGCTTTTAAAAGCTATTTATGATGAAGAGTTTGAAAGAGCAATGGCAGAGGACAGGGATAGAGCTTCATTTAATGTTTCCCCTAATCTTAGATATTATAAGGTTTCTTAATGAGTAATTTTGCATCTGGTAAATACGCTTATGGAATTTCTGATCGATCTGGGTTTAGATATCGATTAAAAGACATGAGAAAAGAATGGAACGGGTCTTTAGTTGGTTTTGATGAATTTGAATTAAAACACCCACAGCTTGAACCAGTAAAATACAGAACAGACCCAGAGGCTTTAAAAAACCCTAGACCAGACACTAATGATGACAATGACTCTTTTGTTGTGTACACAAATTTTGGGTTGGGTATAATTGGTCAAGAATTAGAAACCTTTGAAGTGACAGCTTCTGTTGGCACAGTTACAGTGAGCGTATTATGAGCTTCACATTTACAACTTTAAAACAGGCTATTCAAGATTGGACTGAGAATGATGAAACAACTTTCGTCAGTAACCTTAATGTTTTTATTAAAAACACAGAAGAGCGTATTCTAAAACTTGTTGATTTAGATTTTTTTAGAAAAAATGTTTCTGGCTCAAC